ATAACACATATGAGTGGGTTCCAACTGGTACAGTTCCGCAACCAGGTCAAGCTGTACTACAGACAGCTTAATAACTGCCCTGCAAAAGCAGGCAGACTCAGCGAAACCCCGGTGATTAGCCAGAGCGAAATCACCGGGGTTTCTGCTGACTAAAACATTTTACGTATATCGAGGTTGTCTGGAATTTTTCCAATATCCTTTACGAAAAAAGCACACAACGGGTTCTCGCCGTCTGAAAGTGGTACCGCAAGAAGGTGACCATTTTTAAGTTTTGGAAAATACCATTTCACATCTGGCCAGGTATTGATTATTTCAAGGCGTAGAAAACTTGGCATATAACCTTTAATAGGATTAAAGCAGAAAACATCAAAATCTTTGTCCATTAGGTATACCAACGGCATAACTTCAAGGTCACCCAAGTGCATATCACCAATTATTACACTCCAATCTAGCGGCATCTGCACATTGTATTGGCCAATTCGAATGTCAATGCACGGGCTATTAAAGCTTTCAAGGAAAATCAACGGTAAAAAATAATAATCAACATCGGCCTGGTTTGAGTAATCTAAAATGCAATAGCGTAGATCTTCAACACGATCTGGTATTTGATTAATTGCATAAGATCTGTTGTCATGGGTTAGAATTCTAATCGTACTTCTCCTGCCGTGTAATTGACAGGTATTTACTTGGTATTCTTAACTATTGTTTAAAAAGATCAATAAGATATATTAAGGCAAACTAGATAGCAGGCCAGCATCTAGTTTGCCTTGCAATATGCGTGAAATTTTGCTACTAATAAGTTGTTTTCTCAACTGAATAGCTGTATTGCACATCGGCATAGAATTTTTTACGTTTTAACAAATGCCTGTTAGAAAACTTACATTTGCTAGAAATATCGTAGATTTCTACTGAGTCTTTGTCATCTGCTTTACGTAGGCCACGACCTATGCTTTGTATTACTCTGACAAAACTTTTTCCAGGTTCTACTAGAACAAGATTAAAGATTCTGTTAATTGATATTCCGGTAGATGTTGTTCCGTATGTTGCGATCATTATTGCGTTTTCAGCTAAATTAATTTCTTTATAATGCTCTTTACGCTTGGTGCTTTTCATTTGTCCGCTAATGAACGTGGACCCCGGCATCAGCTCATGCAATAATTCGCCCGTTTCTATCCTGTCAATCAGCACCAATGTATTACCGGTTTTGGCAATTTCCTGGATCTTTTCGGCTAACCATTGTATTCGGGTCCTATTGGTAACCAAAAACTTCAATTCTTCCTGATAGTTGTTGTATACAACAGACTCCTGGGTATGCAAGATGTTGACATGGCACTGGGCTAAATGGCCTTCATCCTGTAGCTCCTTGGCGGTGAGCCGGCCAATTATTGGCCCAATTGCGCTATAAAGACTTGCTTGATTGTATTCTTCTTCCGGTATTGTACCGGTTAATCCCCATCGAATAGGTATGTTGGCAAACGTAGTTGTAAGCAAACCATGCAAGACGTTCATGTTTTTCACACTATGACAGTTAGACACTACGGCCCGTTCTACTATATAATTGTGATCATCCTGTACATGTAGGTTGTAAACTTGATCAGGTTTACTGATTTCTCGGCGACTTAGCAGTTTCATATAGGTATCCTATCTTTCTTGCAGTTTCAGAATCAAATCTAGCTAGATCTGGCAATGGTACATTAGACGTTAGCCATTGTTGATCAATTAGCAATATTTTATAATCGTGTTGTTTTGCCCAGTCTTTAAGGACAGTATATTTTGCTTCCCATTTAGTGCCATTAAACAAGTTGTAAGGTTTGACCTCAACTACAAGTTTATCAACATGATCAATAAAATCAACGATGTACACATAATTATATTTTCATACGTTGCCATAAAATACCTATATGTCTTTGACTGTATGTATTTATGTTAATAGTTGATAATGTCGTGATCAACAGTTATTTCATCAGCTCGGCACCACCCGATGGTGGTTAAAAACTTATGATTACCAGTAACCTGTATTTTTGAATGATTATCAAATTCTAATTCATACATCTTTTCATTTGTTGAATCGGTTAGATTGCAATGTTGTTTTATTACAGTGTCAACTTTGAATTGTTGTAACTTCTCAGAATAGTTGATAACCTGTTGCCCAGACGATATATCCTTTATTGGAATATATCCGGTAGGTGTTAAAACACGCATATCACCATTAAAACATTCATCGCATACCACTGCCACTAGATTATCCAGGAACACGGTTAGTTGTTCATCGTCCAGCGCATCCTTATTCTTTTTATCAAGTACGTTAAGGCTTTGCCATGTACATATGGTATGTGTCCTATCATATTCCTTACGATCTCCATAAAGCACTCCAACGTCTAGACCCACATTCCTGTAATCCTCTTCTGTTTGCAACACAAGGTTCTTATTTGGAACGATAACTATGGTACGGCCATATTTTTCAGCCAGCTTTGATAAGCTGGCAGTGATGATCGTTTTTCCTGCCGATGTAGGAGCCACAGACACGCCTTGCAGGTTGTTGATACATTCGTTGATTGCCTGCGCTTGATAATCCCGTAGCTGTATGGGTTGTCCGGCTGCCCTATGATCCGCCGGCCATACTATGTGGCTTAGGAAATTTTCATCAATTTCGTCAAACTCGAATGTATGATTAGCCCTTAGATCAGTTATGTCAAACTCGTATCCTGCGGCTACCAGCACAGGTAATATCTTATCAAGAAGATTCAGATAGGTTCGACCACCTAGCGTACAAAAGCTTGTTGTACCATCCCACCTACCCAGTTTGTATGCAGGACTATATCTAGCATGCGGTAAAAAATATTTTACCGCATTAACACATGCCCGACGTGTTACCAGGTCCAGACCTTCTATCTTAACGGTAACTTCCGATTCTATTATTATTTCAGCCATTTTCATTTCGTCGGGTTCCTTTTTTCATTCGCGGATATAATAATTATCTCAGCAGTTTTGATCATGATTATCCATTTATTTAATATCTTCTATACCCGCCACATTTGATATGATAAATAGTGTTGAAGCATTGGAGGATTAATATTTCTAATTATATAGTATATGAGTTGTGGAATCCAATAAAGGACTTACCATTTTATGTTGGATATAGTTCAAAAGATACTCGCCCATATCATCACATAGCAGAAGCGTTACAAGATAAATCAGAATGTGAGATAGGAGCCAATCCTCATAAAATTTTTACTATACGTCAAATACACAAAAGCAACCTTGCGATAGGTATAAAAATTGTATTGATAACCGATAATAAACATGACGCAATTTCAGAGGAAATCAGATTAATCAAATATTATGGTCGAAAAGATGTCGGGACCGGTATTTTGACAAATATGACAGATGGTGGAGATGGAGCAGGTACAAGAATTATTTCTGAAAAAGAAAGAGATAGTCGTAGATCACGTCTCAAAAATAAATCTTTTGAAGAAATCTTTGGTCAAGAACGTGCTGACGAAATAAAAAAGAAAATTTCTAATAGTAGACAAGGTGTCAAAACTGGTAAACCGGCATGGAATACTGGAAAAACCAAAGATAATGACGAAACAGTGATGAAAATGAGTAGTAGTAAAAAGGGGTCGGTACCCTATAATAAAGGCAAGAAAATGACTGATTTAATCCCGGACTACATCAATCATTTTACTGGCAAAACACACAGCGACGAATCTAAACAAAAGGTGAGCATGGCAAATAAAGGTAAATGTTCAGGAGAAAAGAATCCCATGTTTGGTAAAAGTGCTGTTAAAGGTAGGAAGTGGTATCACGATGGTGCTACTCAATTTTACCTTTTTAACGATGACCCTAAAATTGTTAATTTGAACCTACATCTGGGCAGGCTCAAAAATAAAATCAGTTAATTCTGGTATTATTTTCAAGGGTTACTGATTCTAATCCGACTACCCGCAATTTAACGATATGGCCAATTTGCCATGCCTTTATATCCAGCCCTTTCATAACGGCTAGATATTTGTTACGTATCAATCCCACTTCGTTTACGATCATGCACATGTTGACGATATCGTCTTCGCCATCTATGTATTTTTCAATGCTGCGATCCGTGAGCTCGCGTTGATATCTTTCCAGGTATTTCCTGTAATGATCGCTGCGCATCTTGTCATATTTAATATTTAGATGTTTAAGGATGGCTTCGATTTCCTGCAATTGGCCAAATCTATGTGATGTTATTCCTGACAGTTCTTGTGAATTTTTTTCAAGATTACCAATGATTTTGGTCTCATTTTGTGAAAGCTCAAGCTCGTTGTTGTAGTAATCTATTGCAGATGGTATTTCAGCAAGATTCTCCACTATCCGATTGTACCACATTTTCCCTCTTTTTTGTTATTTCTGCCCGTTTGCACAAATCGTGTCAACCGGGCAGAAATCTTATTATGCACGTTCTTTTATTCTTCTTCGTATTCGGCTTCGTCCTCATAACCATCGTCCAAGCTGCTTGCAAGCTCGTCCAATGCATAGTTGATGTGCTCGTCTTCCTCACGAAGATCCTCAAGCTCTTCCAGCTCAATATCTTGGTCTGTAAAAATCCGTAGATACTTTACCGCTGCATCATTCTTTTTTCCCGGGGGAATGTAATCTGTGAATAGTTCCCAGATTTCTAAAAGGGTACGATCAGAAATTTCCATTTTACTCTCCTGTTGGTTCATCCGTGTCGTCAGGTGCTTCTTCCTGTACGGGTGATAGTTTTGTTTCGTCCCATTCCTCCATAATCAAATCAAGAAGACTA